TTTGGCAAACCTCAACAGCTCTTTCTTTGTTACATAATTGAACGCAAACTTTTTACCATCGTGCTGATAAGTCTGAAGTGGATCAACACTTAGTTTTTTCCACCCGGCAACCGTATTGCGCGTCACTTTCAAAACTTCGGCCACCTTGGCGAAGCTGTAATACTGAATTTCTGCGCGGGTGGAGTAACCGAGCTTCCTGATCTTTTTGTCGATTGATGTCAGCGTACGATCCTTATAGCCGTGCATACGCGCCCACATATTGAAAGCACGAACTAGACGCTTCAACGGCAGGCTTTGCACCAGATCAAGCAGCGTGTCAGTTTCTTCCTTTGTCCACGGCCTAACTGGCGGCTTGAATTTGAAGCTGCATTCACGGCTGCAGGTTTTCCGTACTGATGGCCGACCGTTGCGCATCATTTTGATGTCAAACTCAGCGCCGCAAATTTTGCAGGTTCGTGTGTACTTAGAGCCTTTCACAGTGTGTTGATGGTAATCAGTGCGCCGGGGAGTTCGCCTTCGTTGGCGTATTGCTTTGTGGCGATCAACGTCACAACTTGAGAATCGTCTTTGATCAGGACACCTGTAATCCCATCAAGGGTTGAACGGCACAGTTTATCGAGATCAGGTTTGCTGCTTTTATAAAACGGGGCCTTGGGCTTGAGTACGCCTTTGCTGTTGTAATGCGCCTTGGGACGGTTAAACATGAATGTGATCAACACAGACACCTGGCCATCGGTCATCGGCTCACCTGTCGCCAAAGCTGCCTGGCTAACAGCAAAACGCCACGGCTTGACCTTGGCTGACGCTTCAACCATCCGGCCATTGCCAACGTGACGTTTGCTGCCTTGAGGTGCTGGCTCAATGCCTTGCACGGCGAACTTCACTTCGTATGCGTCAGACAACGATTCAGGTGTTCAACTGGCGTGCTCAGTGTGATGCCTTGTACATCAGGGCGCATGGACAGCAGCCAGAACAAAAGCCGCGTCTGCCACGAAAGATTATGAGGGTTGGCCATGGGAACGAATCAGGCAGTTTTCAAGGTGAATTTTTTCGCGGGCTGACTTGTAATACAAACTGCGTGCCTCTTCTTTGGGGTCAACGGTCAGCAGGTAACTGGTCAACTCAGCCACGGCATCTGTGTATTGCTCTGGATCCCATAGGTCGTACTTCGCCAAGATGGCCTCAATGCGGTCGTCTATGGGGGAGCCAGCCATCAGAACTCTGCTTTAGGCAGCGTCACTCTCCAGTATTCTGTTTCCCGCTTACTGGCGATGCCTTCAAACTCCTCTAGCTGCTTGAGTTGTTTTACCGCTTCGCTGTATTGGTAGGTGGTCTTCACGCAACGCGTAACCTTGATGCCGTGAAGGGCGAGGTTGCCTTCGTCGTCTTTGATGTCGTCTAGGTCGCCTGCGGTGTACATCAGGGCCAGATCGTCCATAAGGCGATCAAGGATTTCCTGATGACGGGCGATTTCCTTTTTGGTGCTGGCGATGACGCCGAGCAGGCTGCTGGGGTTAGTCATGGTGAAGAAAAAGCCCCGTGAGGGGCCATAGATCAGAACAAGAGGCCGAGGCAGAAGCTGACGGCTGCAATCCACAGGGCAACGGTGATCTGTTCCTTGGATTCGTTCACCTGTTGTTCAAGGGTTGAAGTGGTGTCGGCTTGCTGCTGTAGCAGGTCGATCAGTTGCGCCTTGGTGGCGCGGGAAAGGTTGGTCATGGTGTTCCGTGTCGTGGTGGCATCGCTGCCATAGGGAGTATACCCTTAAACGGAGGGCATTGCAACCCGCCTCAGAACTCCGGCTGATTCAGCATCAAAAACGCATCACGAGCGCCCTGCCATTCGATCACTGCCTCGTCCACATCCACCTTCTGCAGCGTCGTGCTACCAGGCCGGCTCCACAGCACACCAGCCTTCTGTACGTACAGTTTCGGCCAGTGCAGGCTAAGCATTCCCAAATACCCGCCCAACTGTGGGCTCACGTCATACGGGCTGGCATCGGCCTTGCCCTGCGTTTTCAGATCCACCAGCACAAGCTGTTGATGATCATCCTTGCGCCGCAACAAGCAATCAAAGCTGCCAGCAATATTGCGCTCTAAGTCACAAAGCCGATACTCGCAGGCCACAGCCTCATACGTCTGCCAGACGGAATGCTCTAGCAGCGGCTCCACCCATTCGCTGTAGTCAGCTGGATACACCCCTGGCTCACCAGTCGTCAGAAAAGTCTCCAACGCCAAGTGCACTGCCTTCCCACGCGGCTCCCAGATGTGCTTCGTCTCCATAATCCTCCGCATCGCCCACTCGTCCTTCGTCCCCTTGCAAACCTGTGTGACTGAATGCCCCAGCCACTGACCCGTGGGCTGCCACTGGTAACGGTGCGCTTCCTCGTTGAACAGGATCGGCAACGGCGGTAACCACCGGGAAGTCTCTGGGGTCTGTAATTTGGACTCGTTCGGTTGGTGTGGGCTCATCTCTGAGGGGATTGCGGAAGACGGGTGGTATGAAGCCGGGAATGCGCTTGGCATCCTCCATTGTGATGATCCAGCCCGGCGATGGCACGTCTAGATCCTCGATGGTTATGTAATTTTTATCAACCATTCGCCGTAATAAAATGCGGACCGTAGCCAAATCAAATGCTTTCTTCATGCACAATTACTCCACTGAGTCCCTTTTATTAAATTATCTTTAGCCCAAAGCGGCTGCAAGTTTGTAAAGTGAAAACAAGCTTTTCGCTGCTCTACATCGCTTAAGTCAAAACTTGCGCATGGCCTTATGTGATCCAAATGCCACTGGCCGTAATTGTCCCAAGTCATACCATCTGTAAACATTTTTTCCAAATAATCCATTAACTCAAGTGGTGTCATTCCGACCAGTTCAATAAATTTCTCACTTTTAGATAAACCATTTCTTTTGAGAACCCTAATAATTCTTTGGCGAGCATTGAACTCAAATCTGCCAGCGCTGGTCTGGGATTTTCTTTTTATATAATCAATTCTTCTTTTTGATTCAAGCGCTTTTGCGCAATCGTCAGAGCAAGTTTTATATCTGTATCTTCCATAAAAAATAGACCCGCAGTTACGGCATGTTTTCTTTGCCTTTCTTGCCGCTTGATTTTCTTTTTCACAAACGACACAAACGCCATTTTGGGTTCTTCGAGTGCTTCCGTGCCCTTTCGAGCATTGACTGCCTGTGTAAAACATTTCACCATTTGCAATGGCCAAGGCTCTCGCTCCAGATTTCGCCATCAGATGTGGCTCCATAGCCGTTCCTTATCTGCGCTGTCACGCTCTGACGCGGCCATCGGATGCACGACATAACGCGCTGCCAGCGGGCTCTTGGGGTCATCAGCGCCCACGTTCGGGCAGAAGGTCATGTACAGCCCCTGATCGTCGTACTTGCCCATGGGATGCCCGTAGGAGGCGTTTGGCGGTGGCGTGCGGCTGGTGGTCACGGAGTAGCTGACCTGTCTGGTCTTCTCGTCCGATATCTGCCAGACGTATTTGCCTTTGGCGTCAGGCTGGTAAAGCTTCATGGTGAGTCTCAGATGATTAACAAGGGACAGGATCAGTCGTCGTAAACCCAGCAACCCATCTCCGCGTTCCACACCGGGCCAACCTGCTGTTGCTTGTGCCCTTCGAGGTACACCTCGTACTTGCCATCACGCAGCCAGCGAAACAGGTCAGGAAGGCTGCCCACGAACTCCCCGGCACCCTTCTTGCGCTTCTGCTCATCAATCGCCCTTCCAGCAGCTTCCAGGAGGGTCTCCGGGCCTTCAAGGGCAACGATGGCCTTCCACTCGTCAAACGCCTTGGGTTTCGTCTGAGATGAGACGCGATCGGGCGCAGATTGGTACAGCTTCCAGAAGGTGTTGAACTCTTCGCTGTACTCCGGCCTTTGCCGTGACTTGCGGGTTTTTGCCGCAGTTTTCGTTAATTTAACAGCCTTTCTATTTATATTAGAAGAATATATCTTAGAAAAAGAAGAACTTATAGTATTAATACTATTAGAAGAATTAGAGGCTTCGCTCCCTGTCGGTCGCTCCGCCAGCGTAACGTCCCTGTCAACCCCCATGGCAATCAAATGGAGGCAAAACGCAGACAGGGACAGGTAACTGGGCTTGTGAAGCATTACGACTTCACCCAAATCATCGGGAATGCGTAGGTCAGCGCGTAACGGCATTTTGCGGAAAGAAGCGTGGATTTGCGGAAATGTGCGGAAGTGCACGGCAGTAAAAGTACCTTTCCTTAAACGCGCTTCAACACCCCTAGTGGCACCCTGCCAACCGACACAATGCCGCCGCACCTCGTCCCACGCGTCCCAACCTGCGACTGCTTTGCTCCATTTTGTCCTTCTTGGGTTTATCCTTTATTCATTCGTTTTTCTGCAACATTGGCGCGTTCAACCGCTGCCGAAGTCAACTTCCGTGTTGACACTATTTACGGTCTTTTGACCGAAGGACAATCGCGTGGGCAAATTGTGCAGTTCTGCGCGAAACAATGGAATCTGCAAAATCGCCAAGCTGATGAATACATTCAACGCGCCAGAATTCGCCTAGAAGAAGACGCCGCCATGACCCGGCCCTCTTGGATTGCTGAAGCCCTCGGTCGTGCTCGCACCTACGAACAGTCCGCCTACAAACGCGGGCAAACGCAGGTCGCACTCAATGCCATCCAGCTTCAAGCCAAACTGATCGGCCTTGAAATTTGAGCCTGCTCGCCAATGCCCCTGGTGGCTTCCTGCTTGAACCACCCATCCCCGCAGACCTTCAGGATCAAAAGGACTGGTTGCCCTTTGCTCAGCAGCTCTACCAAGGCCTGACTGGTCCGCAGCGTCAGGTTTGGGATGCACCCGAGCGCTTCAAGCTGCTGTGTTCTGGCCGTCGCTTTGGCAAGACCTACCTCTGCATCAGCCGTCTTGTGGCCTGGGCCATTGAGCACCCCGGCAGCCTGAACTGGTACGTCACGCAAACCTATAAATCGGCAAAACAAATCGCATGGCGTCAGCTTCGTGCCATGGTGCCGCCAGAAATGTTTGCCAGGAAAAACGAATCTGAACTCTCCGTTGAATTGAGCAACGGCAGCGTGATTGCCCTGAAAGGCGCCGAGTCAGCCGACGCCCTCCGTGGTGTGTCGCTCAGCAGCCTGATCGTTGACGAAGCCGCTTACGTCAAGCAGGAAGCATGGGAGATGGTGCTGCGCCCAGCCCTGTCTGATCAAGGTGGCCCCGCATGGTTTATCACCACCCCTGCTGGCCTGAACTGGTTTCACGACCTATGGGAACAGGCGCAGGATCAGCCCGACTGGTCAACCTTCAGTTACACCACGATTCAAGGCGGCAACGTTCCCGAGGATGAGGTTGAGGCTGCCCGTCGCACGCTTGACGACCGCACCTTCCGCCAGGAATACCTCGCCAGCTTTGAAACCCTCTCGGGCCGTGTCTACCCAGATTTCAGCGACGACAATATTTCCGATACCGTCCGCGATACCGGCGGCCCGATCCTGTGGGGCACGGACTTCAACGTGAGCGTGCTGGCCGGTGTGCTCGGTAGCCGCGTGGGCGACACACTCCATATATGGGATGAGGTGTCCGTAACGCAGACGAACACGGATGAGGTGTGCGCCATGCTGCGTGAGCGGTTCAGAGATCGGAAGCTGATCGCCTACCCGGATCCCACCGGTAGTGCCCGCAAGACTTCATCGGCTGGCCGAACTGACCACGAGATCATCCGTCAATACGGGTTTGGCTGCGTCAGTCCTAAGGCGCCTTGGGCAGTGAAGGACAAGATCAACGCCACCAACAGCCTGATCCGTAACGCCAACGGCCAGATCCGCCTGTTCGTTCACCCGCGTTGCAAGAACACGATCAAGGCGCTGCGCAACGTGACCTACAAGCAAGGGGCTGACGATTACGTGATCGACAAGTCGGCTGGTATCGAGCACTGGACGGACGGGCTGGGGTATCTGGTGATGTCGGAGTACAACCCGCTGTACGCGAACGCCGGCAAGGGCACGGGCATCAGATTGTATTAGCCGCGATGGGGTATACTCTTAATACGAGGGGAGCGGCCCACTCGCAAAACTCAACCGTCGGCCGAACAGCGCACACGAGGCCGTAAAACCCGAGCGCAACAGGGCCTGAATAAGCCCGCTCCGCCGGTTGGCCCGGCAACCTATTTGGCTCCTTTGGGAGCTTTTTCTTATGACTAACCAACACCCCATCACCCCACCGCCAGAGCTGGTGCAGCAGTGGATCAACGAAGAGCCAGGCATCTTTGCTGAGCACATCGCCGCCCGCGCCGCCCAATGGGGCGCAGACCAGGAGCTGGAGGCGTGCTGTCACTGGCTACGAGAGATTGACGAAGTTGCCGATGAGCTTCGTCTAGCCCGCCGCCCCAAGCCGCCGAGCTTGAAAGAGCAGGCTTTGCAAGTATTTGACAAGTTAGAGCATCTTTTTGATGGCTACGGCCACGATGGCGCAACTATCCGCCGCGCTTTAGAGCAGTTACCCTGAAGCCGTTCCCGCTCTGCTTAGCATCGGGCTGATAGAGCCCAAGCCCCTGTGCGCCCACGAGGCGTCTCACGCTTGGGCCATCAAACCCTTTTCTGTTCTGTTTTGGCATCGGGTTGCCCTTTTCCTTATGTCCGCACCCCTCTGGCACGATCTTGAGGCCGCCTTCGATTCCGTTCAGGACGACGCCTCCTACGACTTCAACGAAGCCGCTTCCGCCATGCTCACCGCAATTCAGCAATGGCTCTACGACAACGGCTTTGATGATGCTGGTGATGCCCTAGACGATGAAATCAACAACGCCGACGAAGCCGCATAAACTTTGATCTGCCGGGTCGGTTCAGTACGAAAGGCTGAACGCCGTGTGTGGCGGTATCGGAGGCCCGGCTTACATTTACGAATAGAATCAAACTACGGCTAAACGCGGCAGATCATGTACACCGGTTTCAACGCATACGACCGGCTTCTGACGCGCAAAGCCACGCAGGTGCAGGATCCCAATAACGCTTGGGCTGCGCAGGAACCCCACTGGATCCTGATCGAGGATCTGATGGAGGGCACCTTCGGAATGCGCCGTAAGCATCGGCGTTACCTGCCGCAAGAACCCCGCGAGCAAGACGAGTCATACGACAACCGCCTAGCCCGTAGCGTTTGCCCGCCGTATTACCAGCGGCTTGAGCGGATGCTGGCCGGCATGTTGACCCGCAAACCTGTACGCCTTGACGACGTACCTGATGTCATCCGCGAGCAGCTTTTTGATGTAGATCTGCAGGGCAACGACCTGAACATTTTTGTCTACGAATTGGCCCGCAAGATTGTGCGTTACGGCCATGCTGGCGTGTTGGTTGATTTTCCCAGCGAAACAGATGGTGAGCTGCAAAACATCACTGACACCGCATCACTTCGCCCGTATTGGGTGACTTACACCCCGCGCGACATTCTTGGCTGGCGATCTGAAATTATCAACGGCGCACAGAAGCTAACCATGCTGCGCCTGCGTGAACTGATCGTTGCAGCCGATGGCAACTTCGGCGAACAATACCTAGAGCAAATCAGGGTCTTGCGCCCTGGCTCTTACGAATTGCACCGGCAGTCGGACACCAAAGGCCAGTACGAGATCGTCGCAGAAGGCACCACCAGCCTTGATTACATTCCCTTTTCGGTTGCATACTCCAACCGTGTTGGCCTGCTTGAGTCACGCCCAGCGTTGGAAGACATCGCTGAGCTGAACCTCAAGACTTATCAAATCCAGAGCGATCTGGACAACATGCTGCACATCAGCGGCGTGCCCATGCTCGCCTTCTACGGCTTCCCATCATCTGCCGAGGAAGTATCCGCTGGCCCTGGTGAAGCAATTTGCTTCCCTGCTGAAGGCCGGGCTGAATACATCGAACCCGATGGCAAGAGCTACGAAGCGCAGTTCCGCCGGCTTGAGCAGCTCGCCGCGCAGATCAATGGACTTGGACTTTCTGCTGTCCTAGGTCAAAAGCTCAGTGCTGAAACCGCTGAGGCAAAACGGATTGACCGCAGCCAAGGCGACAGCACCATGATGGTGATCGCTCAGCAGGTACAAGACCTGATCGACAACTGCCTGCGGTATCACGCTGACTACCTTGGTCAACAGCAATCAGGCAGCAGCTTTGTCAATCGGGATTTTGTGGGCGCACGCCTTGAACCCACCGAGATCCTTGCCCTGCTGCAGCTGTACACCGCTGGCACCATTACCCAAAAAACACTGCTGGATCAACTGGCAGAAGGTGAAGTGCTGGGTGATGACTTTGATGTAGAAGAGGAACTGGAGGCTACGCAATCGGGCGGACTGATTGAGCTTGGCGGCCCTGAAAACCTTGGCGCTGAAGATGTATCTGGCGAAGAGATGTCCGACGATCAAAGCCCTGATGATGAAATGCAATGACGCAATCAGGCGTAACACCTCGCCTGCTCAATGTTGAGCAATTTAAGCGGCGCATCAACCGCAACGATCCTGTTGCCAACATTTATCGCAACGCCATTGATCTCAATCGTTTTAGTAATGCTGTAGCCGGTCAGATCGTTCGTGATTACAACAGCATCATCCTGAGTGCCGTTGAAGACCTGCGCCGTATAGACCTTGGCGTCCCCACAGCAGGTGGTGGCATCGTCAGCCCGGCATCAGTGCAGGCGCAACGCTTGCGTGTTTTGCTGGCGCAACTTAAAGAATCATTAGATAGCTGGGCAGAGCGCAGCACCGCTTACGCAGCCGGTGAACTACAGGGCCTAGCCGAGCTGCAAACAGAGTTTGTCACTGATCAATTGCGGCTGGCCGTTGCCGGTGGTCAAGCTGGTGGCCGCGGCATTGAACCCAGCGTTGTTGCTCAGCAGGCGGTCAACACAGTTGAGGTGGCCCCGAACTTTGCCGCCACTGTGGCCACGGTTGATCCAACGGATATCAACTTCACGTTGCCTGGCACGGGCGGCTTCAACCTGACGGCTGGCCAAGGTGCAGCGATTACATTGCCGAATGGTCAAGTCGTAGAAAAGGCGTTTCGTGGTCTTGCCGAATCGCAAGCGCAACGCTTCAACACCACAATCAGAACGGGCATCCTTGCCGGTGAACCCACGCCGCAGATCGCACGCCGCTTGGTGGGCAACCTTGATTTCGGGCAGTTGGCCAAGACTGCAAAGCAGCAAGCCCTAGCAGGTGGCGAACTGATCAAAATGGCTGACCATCAGGTGTTGACCGTTGTGCGTACAAGCGTGCAGCAGGTGGCCAACACAGCTAGTCAAAACGTCTACCAAGCCAATCAGGACGTAACCAAGAAATACCGTTACGTTGCCACGCTGGACAGCCGCACCTCAGCAATCTGCCGCAGTCTTGACGGCAAAGAATATGTTTACGGCAAAGGCCCGCAACCGCCAGTTCACTTCAACTGCAGGTCAACGACTATTCCGATTGTTGATTACCGCGCTCTTGGTTTGCGTCCGCCCGAGGAAGTCATTGGCGAAGGTACGCGCGCTGCAGAAGGTGGTCGGGTTTCGGCTAGTACCAACTATGGTCAGTGGCTACAAAAACAACCGAAGGCATATCAGGAAGAGGTGCTCGGTAAATCACGCGCCGCATATTTTGATCGCCTCAGTCAAAAGTTTG